AACTTGATAATGGTGAATTTATTGAATGTACTCCAGATCATAAGTTTATTTTAAGAGACGGATCTTTATGTGAAGCACAAAATCTTAATGAAAACCAATCGTTGATGTCATTATATACCAATGCAGATGAATATAAAAGGGGATGTAATTATAACCACAAAGTTATTTCAGTAACATTCTTAGAAAAAAAACAGGATACAGGAACTTTAACAATTGATGAAAATCATGAAATTCATGGATACCACAATTTTGGATTAAGTTGCGGAATTTTTGTAAAGAATTCAGATAACAAATCTACAGAGATTACAACGCTTCCGGGCGGGTGCTTTTCAATGGATACAAAAGTTTCTCTTTTAGATGGAAGAGAATGTTCAATACGAGAAATTGAAAGCGAGTTGAATATTGGAAAAGAGCTTTGGACATATTCTTGCGAACCAAAAAGCGGAAAAATTGTTCCTGGGTTAATTTCTTGGGCAGGCGTTACTCAAAAATCTGCAAAGGTCATGGAACTTACTTTAGATAATGGTGAAATTATAACATGTACACCAGAACACAAATTTCCAATATATGACCAACAATATAAAGAAGCAAAAGATTTTGTTGTTGGGGAATCTTTAATTCCTTTATATAAAAGAAAAACTCCACTTTCAAAAAATTCAACCCTTGAGTATGAAGAATATTTTGATAATGAAGAAAAAGTTTGGAAATTTACTCATAGAACAGTTTCTGATTATTTGAAAGACGTTGGAGTCAATTATAACACATATAATGAAGATTTTTCTGATGGAAAATATGACGTCCGACATCATATTAATTTTAATCGTTTTGATAATTCCCCAAACAATTTATGTTTTATGTCTTGGAGAGATCATTCAAAACTCCACCAAGATAATATAAAATTACTACATGAGAGAGAAGATTATATTGAAAACTTAAAATTTGGCGTGAACAAATACTATGAAACCAGGACCGACGAAGAAAAACAAGAACATAGCAACCGCTCTAAAGATATATGGACTAAGTTTTCAAACGAAGAATATAAGAATGTTTGTTCAAAAATAAGTATCGGAATGAAAACATTTTGTGATAATCTTGATGATGAAGCAAAACATTTAAGAGCAGAAAGGTGTTTAAATAATTCCTCATTGGGAGGACAAGCATATTCCGAAAAATTAAAAAATGATGAAGATTTTAGGAATTATATTTGTGATATAAGAAAAAGTGTATGGACTGATCAAAGAAAACTAGAAACAGCAAAAACTTTTTCTGAATTTAATAAAAAGAGATGGGAAGATGAGACTACAAGAATAACTCATAGAGAACAGCAAAAGGTAATTTTTTCTCATGATATGCTTCTTTTTACTATTGATTTAGTAAAAGGAAAAACCACACATCAAGTTACATTATGTAATGTGTTAAATGAATTAAATAATAATTCGGAGTTACTGGATCAGTTAAAAAATCTTAATTCCGATAAATCTGTTCCTAATTGGTGTATTAATGATGGGTTTACTGCGACATTAATACCAAAAATGGTTAAACAATTTGGATATGAGTCGTGGAAGGATTTTAGAATTAAAGAGAGTTTACACAATCACAGAATTGTAAAAATCAGATATTTGGAAGATCCAATTGAGGTTGGAACATTAACAATTGATTTTAATGAACACTATCATAATTATCACACATTTGCTCTAAGTTGTGGAGTTTTTACTTTCAATTCTAATCTTGGACAAATGGAAGATGTTAATTATTTTGAAAGAAAGTTATATAAATCTTTAAATGTTCCAGTCTCTAGATTAGATCCATCACAACTTCCGGTTTCTATTGGTAGATCTAACGAAATTACTAGAGATGAATTAAAATTCTCTAAGTTTGTTGAGAAATTGAGATATAAATTTGCGGAACTATTTGACCAAGCATTAAGAATACAATTAGTTCTAAAGGGAATTTGTACGGAAGAAGAATGGAAAGAATTTAACGAAAAAATATCCTATGATTTTATCAAGGATAATAATTTCGTAGAACTAAAAGAAGCAGAAATGATGCAGGAGCGTTTGGGAGTTCTTGCTATTGTTGATCAATATGCTGGTAAGTATTATTCAAAACGTTGGATTCAACAACACATTCTTCGGTTGAATGATCAAGAAATTGAAGAGATGGAAGATGAAATTCAAGAAGAAAAACAAGTAGATTTCCATCAGCAAACAGAAGATCAAGAACGACAAATCCTTCTTCAGAAACAAGCAAGTGATTTCCAAGAAAAGGTAAATCCTCAACAAAATCAACAAGTTGGTGGACAAGAACAAGGACAAGAACAGGAAGAAGAGCAACCAGAAGAACAAGAAGAAACTGCACAACAACCTATTAAAAGAAATACAAATCCATATAATATTTAATAAATACTCAATACTCAAAAATCTTAGAGGAAACTTCTAATGAACGAACATATTAAAAACGCAACCGATTACGCATTTTCTGATAATGTTGCCGATATGACTAAGGAACTTGAAAATGCGCTTCAGTATAAGATCATTAATGCTTTAGAGCAACAAAAAATCGCAATCGCCCAATCTTTAATGAATACTAATGAATCCTATGAAGAAGAGTTGGAAGAAGAATATGGGGATATGTCTCATGCAGCAAAAGAATTAGTTCTTCATGCTGATAATGACCAACATCTATATCATTCAAGTCATGTTCCAATTATGAATAATCTTTCAAAGAAGATGAAAAGTGGGAAATATGAACCAGAGAAGGCAACCAAACTTTGGGCATACCACTCAGATCGTGCTGCACAATCTTATGCGAAAAGTCACGGTGATGGGACTCCTTGGCACAAAATGTTTTCTCCTAAAGATAGAAAGCAAGCTGCTGCCCATTGGGAAGATATGCACAGACACGAACTAAATGAAGAATTATGTGGAGATCAACATAAGATTGATGCTAATAAAGATGGTAAAATTTCTTCTCATGATTTCAAAATTTTAAAAAAAAAGAAAGTTCAAAGAGAAGCATACATTGAAGAAGTTCTAAAAGTTTCTGATGGAGTTGATGCTTGGATTCATGATTTTGTTCATTCCGAAAACCCAAAGTTTGAAGGAAAGTCAAAGAAAGAAAGAATTCAAATGGCATTAGGAGCATTTTATGCTGCTAAGAAAGAAACCAATGAAGCTTGGGATGATGAAGATGATGCTGATGTTCGCAAGGCAGATGCTGAATTAAAAAGAATGAAAGCAAAACCAATTAAGGCAGCAAAAGGTGTTGATCCAGACAAAGACATCTCCAAACTTGCGAAAAAAGAACCAAAAGAAGTTGAAAATGATTAATCTTCAAGAGAAAAAGGGAGAGATCTTAAAAGATCCTCCACAAACCCTAATTCTCCAAAGAAAGGCAATACAAACCTTTTTGGGTAGTCAAAAGGTTGTTTTATACTACTGCCCAACACTAAAAAGATATTTTTCTTTTACATACGGCAAAGATGGTATAGAACTTATGGAATCTGATTTCTCAATAATTGAAAAATTAAAAAACATCAATAATGTTGAAACATTATATTTCAATAATGGAACTTCCATAAATATAGATAAAGAATGTTCAAATCATATTTTAGAACTCTATTCCGAATTATCGGAAGGAAAGTGTGATTTTGAAGAATTTATTTTGGAGTCGGATAAAAATTTCTTGGACATTTTAGAATATTCAGTAAACAAATTTAAACAGGAAACAAAATGAGCGTTTCAAGAATAAAATATATTAAACAATACGTTCCGGTTAGTTCATATACATATGACTCCGGAAATAATGTTGTATCAATTACAACATCATCAAACCATCTCTTGTTTACTGGAGTTCCAATTTTTCTAACTTCAGATAAACAATATTCAGCATATAATACTGTTGCTACAGTAATTTCTGCGAATACAATAACTGCTCCAGTTACAGCAGTAAATTATATTCAAGGATTGACTCATGTTGGTTTATTTGGATATCTACCAACACAAATTGGTGCACAAGAAGCACAAACTTTACCAAGAGCAACCGGAACACAATCTGTTGTTCAATCGTATGTAAATGGAGCGGGTGGTGCAGAATATGGTATTGAAGTTTCTTTAGATACGTCACATTGGATTGCTGTTAATACAGTTACTCATGGAGCAACATCAGGTAACACAATGTACTCTACTATATCCCCAGGTTGGGCATATATGAGAGCAAATGTTACTTCTATTGGTACAAATACCAATCTAGTAATTATGACTGGAGAATAAAATGTTAACTTCTGCGGAATGTTATTCAAAGTATGGAAACCCATTCAAGGAAACTTGGATGAAAGTTTGGGTTGTCCCAAACTATTTACATATTGGACCAATTCCAAAGAAAATTTATTGTAATAAAGATTTAGTTGTTCCACTAACAAATGCGTTTGAAAATATTATTAAAGATGGATTATCCGACCAATTAAAGACATGGGATGGTTGCTTCAATATTAGATCAAAAAGAGGAGCAAAATCTATGTCATTACATTCTTGGGGAATTGCCATTGATATAAATGCCGCATGGAATAGATTTGGCAAAAAACCAACAATGTCACCAGAACTTGTTAAATGTTTTACAGATGTTGGATTTGATTGGGGTGGAGTTTGGGGTAAACCGGACGGAATGCACTTCCAACTATCAAAAATTTAGGAAAAACATGAACAAGTTAGACAAATTGGTAGATAATATAATATCTGGAAATTTAATTGATTCTAAAGAATTGATTGAATCTTTATTATATGAAAAATGCGATTCCAAAATGAAGAAGAAGAAAAAAGAAATTGATATTTCTGCACATGCTACAGACTCTCCTGGATTTGGAAATCCAGATGGATTAGGATCTTCAGATTCTGGAGGAGATTCTGGAGGATCTTCGGATTCTGGAGTCAATGAAGGAAATGGATTAGGACTAGCACCAAATTTTATTTTAAAATTAAGAAGACATATTAAGTGGACGCATCCAGAAATTTCTAGAGAAAAAAATAATGCTCATAGAGAAAAATTAGAAGTAAAGTTGGATTCTATGGCGAAAAAGAGATTCAAAAAACTTTAATTTAAAAAGGAAACAAAAAATGAAACTTTTAAAAGAAGATATTGAAGATTTTGAAGTCATTACAGAATCAACATCTTCAGGCAATAAAAACTATTTTATCCAGGGCCCATTCATGCAGTTTGGCGTTCAAAATAGGAACGGTAGATTGTATAATGAAAATGTTATGGTTCCGGCAGTTCAAAAATATATTGACGAATTAGTCAGTAAAAACAGAGCGGTCGGTACATTAGGACACGAAGATTCACCAAAGATTTCGGAAAATAAGATTTCTCATATTATTACTGAATTGAAAATTATTAATGATGGAAATGGAATTGGAAATATTTGGGGCAAAGCAAAAGTTCTTGAAACAGCGTCTGGTAAAGAACTTAAAGCTTTGATTGATGGAGGAGTTTCTTTTGGTTGTTCTTCAAGAGCATTAGGTTCTTTGAAGGAAGAAAATGGTATCAAAGTAGTACAAAACGATTTTACAATCTCTTGTATTGATGCTGTTTTACAACCTTCTGGAATTTCTTGTTGGGTTGATGGCATCATGGAAGATGTAGATTGGGTATTTGTAAATGGACAAGGTTGGGTCCAACAATATAGAGAAGAAACAAAGAAAACTCTACAAAAGACCAAATCAAAAGATATTGAAGCAGTCGCTTTAAGAATATGGGAAAATTATATCAACAAACTATAATTAATTGTTAAAATTAATATTTTTATAAATAACATTATATAGTATTATATTAAGTAAATCTAAGGAGATTATAAATGTCAAAACTAAACTTATCTGAGGCTGCTGCGGATATTCTCAACAAGAGTTTCTCAGATGCTAAGGCAAAAGAAGAAAAATTTGGTGTTGGTTATCAACCAAAAGTTTCTACATCACAACAACAAGTTGTTGATGCTGGAACCGCTGGTCATAAGACAACAGGCAACAATTACGATGCTACTAAGGGCGTTCCAACCGCAACTCCTCCTGGAGCAACTCCTCCAGTCGGGTCTGAAAAGTGGGGCGACAGTCCATCAAAGGGATCGGATGCTTCCGCATATAAAACACAACCTGCTGAAAAGGGCGTTTTAGTCCAACCAGAAGATGGCGAAATGTCTACACAAGATATCGCTGATCGTAAGAAGGGACCAAAGGTTAAGCAAACTTTTTCTGCTAATAAGGGCGCAATCGTTCCAGAATCTTCAGAAGGCGATGATGAATGGGAAGATGAAGACGAAGAGGATGAAGAAGAAGAACTAGAAGAAGCATCGCATGAAGAAGTTGAAGCAGATCTAAAGTCTCTTTCTAATAAAGAATTTATGTCAAAATACAACATGTCTAAGAAAGATGCTAAGGCACACCTTTCTGATGAAGATGAAGATGAAGACGAAGAAGACGAAGAAGGTTGTAAAGTTTCTGATAAGATGAAAGAAAAGATGAAGGAAGATGTTGATGCTATGCTTTCTGGTGAAAATCTTTCAGAAGAATTCAAGCAAAAGGCTGCAATGATCTTTGAAGCTGCTGTTGAAGCAAGAGTAGAAGAAATTGCTTTTGAACTTGAAGAAAAGTATACTCAAGAATTTGAAGAAACTCTAGAAGTAGTTAAGGAAGACTTTGCTTCTAAACTAGATTCATATCTAGATTATGTTGTAGAAAATTGGATGGAAGAAAATAAACTTTCCATTGAAAAAGGACTTCGTTCGGAAATCGTAGAAGATTTCATCGGAGCATTAAAGAATGTGTTTGTTGAACATTATATTGATATTCCAGAAGACAAGGTTGACATCGTTGAACAACTAGTTGAAAAAGTTGATGAACTAGAAGATCAAGTCAACGAACAAATTCTAAAGAATATTGATCTAAAGAAATCTTTAGCAGAACAACAAAAAGTAGAAGTTATTCATTCTGTTTGTGAAGGACTATCACTTTCTCAAGTTGAGAAAATCAAGTCACTAGCAAAGAATGTTGAATTTGTTTCTGAAGAAGATTTTGGGGAAAAACTAAACTCTATCAGAGAAAGTTATTTTCCATCTGGTGTGAAGCAAGCAACTACTGAGTCATTAAATGACACAATTGAAGTCGATGAAGATTATACGACAAAAGTTGTCGATCCCTTAATCGAACAATATGTTAATAAAATCTCAAAACTAACTAAATTTTAATTTTTTATAAATAAGTAATAACCATTAAGGAGATACCAACAATGTACTTAAACGAAGACCAAATCGTAGAAAAATGGAGTCCAATTCTGGATCACCCAGAATTAGCTCCAATCACAGACCCATACAAGAAAGCAGTTACTGCTATGATTCTTGAGAATCAACAGAATGCGATGGATTCTGAAAGAGGAGCAATCAACGAAACCGCACCAACCAACGTTTCTGGTGGTTCGCAAAACTTTGATCCAATTCTAATCAGTCTAGTTCGTCGTTCACTTCCAAACCTAATTGCATATGACGTTGCTGGCGTTCAACCAATGACTGGTCCTACTGGACTAATCTTTGCTCTACGTTCACGTTACGCTACGCAATCAAGTGGAGAAGCATTCTATGATGAAGCAAATACCATTTTCTCTGGTATTATCGGAACTTCTATCAACTCTGATACTTCTACTAACCCAGCTGCTAACGTTGCTAACTCTGCTGCTTTCACTACTGGTAAAGGATACAAGACCTCTGACGCAGAACAGTTAGATACTGCTACCTTCCCACAAATGGCAATCAGCATTGACAAAGTAACTGTTACTGCTAATACCCGTGCGTTAAAGGCAGAGTACTCACTAGAACTAGCACAAGACTTGAAGGCAATTCATGGTCTTGACGCTGAAACCGAACTAAGCAACATTCTTTCTACTGAAATCCTAGCGGAAATTAACCGCGAAGTTATCCGTACAATCTACACTGTTGCGAAGCCAGGTGCACAATGGGGTACTGTTACTCCAGGCGTATTTGACCTAGATACCGATTCTAATGGTCGTTGGTCAGTTGAACGTTTCAAGGGTTTAATCTACCACATTGAACGTGAAGCGAACGCAATTGCGAAAGAAACTCGTAGAGGGAAGGGTAATATCCTTATCGTTTCTTCTGACGTAGCATCTGCACTAGCAATGGCAGGTGTACTACAGTACACTCCAGCACTATCTGCTGATCTACAAGTTGACGATACTGGTAATACTTTCGCTGGTCTATTACATGGTCGTATTAAGGTCTATATTGACCCATACTTCGGTGGAATGAGCGCAGGTACCGAACTAGTTACTGTTGGTTATAAGGGAACTTCTCCTTATGACGCAGGACTATTCTACTGTCCGTATGTTCCTCTCCAAATGGTTCGTGCGGTTGATCCAGGTACTTTCCAACCTAAGATCGGGTTCAAAACTCGATATGGTATGGTAGCAAACCCATTTGCTGAAGGTACTACACAAGGATCAGGTGTTCTAAACGCTCGTAGAAACGTTTACTACAGAATCTTTACTGTTAAGAACATCATGTAATCTGAGAAATAACGAAAGTTATTATAAAGGGGTCTTCGGACCCCTTTTTTATTTCTTTAATACGAATTTTATCTTTCCGCAGTCATAAATTTTAGGAATTCCAATCCGTTTCATATTTTGAGATTCAGATTCATTTGGATCATATTCATTCGGAAAGTGTTTTTCTATTAATTTTTTTCTGAAATTAAATTTGTGAATTCTTTTATTTCCAATAACATATGAATAATCTGGAACTAATATTTTATCCTCAATAAAACCGTTTTTATAGTAAGATTCTCCATCATGCCATCTTAAATCGGCAAAAGTTATTATTTCATCCCAATTATAATTAGATTTAAAATGTGCTAGTAATTTTGAAAAACCCCCAACAATAGTATATTTTGTCGCATATCTTGTAAGTTCAAATTTATTATTTTTATGATTTATAAATCCCATTACTGCAACCAGGGCATCGCTATAATAAAGTCCAAAATTTATCGAACTGTTTCCATTTCCTTGTATATGATAAGAATTAAAAAAATCTATTTTATCTTTACCAACATAATCAACTTTACAGTTTCTCGCATATATTTTCATATCATAATTATGTCCTAATATATGAGATATCTTTTTCTTTGTTAGTTCTTTATTATTAACCCATTCATCTTCAAATATAGTCAATAACCTAATTCCATTATTTTTACAGATAGTATATTTTTCTTTATGTTGATTTCTTCCTCTATATTTTTCTTGATGCCAATATAGTCCACAATACTCTATACCAACTTTTAATTCTTCATTAAATATATCAATCTCAATTCCAAAAATTCTTTCCTTTTTAAATCCATCTTTTAGGGAATTACAAAAATTTAATATTTCCGTTTCTGCTTTCGATGTGCTTCCAATCGGATGATAATGAACTCCATATTTTTTTATAAATGTATTTTTTATTTTTTCTTTTATATCTTCCAATTCAAAGATATGATTAACTCCATATCTTTCAATATTTTTTTCGATAATTTTAGGCAAAACTTTGATTTTTATTGTATTAGAATGATTTAATTTTTTAATATTATATTCATCAAACCATTTTGATATGGTTACATTAGATACATTAAAAATTTTACCAATATCAACAAGGGTTTTTGTTTTATACAATTTAATAAGGGTTTCTTTATCTGGAATTTCTTCTTTTTTATTCTTTACATTAGTTTTTTTTACTTCAATACAAAATTCAACCAATTTTTTTGTTATTGGTACTGGAGAGCATCCTAATTCTTGTGCAATCAATTCTTTTGATTTTTTTAAAGTGATTCGTTGCTCATATAACCATTCCTTATCATTAAGAAATTTTTGATATGGTTTATCCGAATCTTTATTTGCGCGAGAACACTCAGACCCACAATAATCTGAGAATCCTTTTGCTGGGTAATCTGCTTTATATTTTACAAGATTATTACAACATTTACATTTGGGGATTGTATGTACTTCATTGAAAATACAATAATATCTTAAAGATAGAGGAACTATGGTATAAACATTAAGAAAGGAAGTTTCTTCCATTAAAATGGATTTAAATTTCAATTCATTAGAATTTTTTGATACGGACAATTTTATTGGTTTTATTAAAGTACAAAACTCTACAATTTCTTTTGAATACATTTTACTTAAATAAATATATTTATAATAATCCTATTTTTGACTGTTAAGTATACCATATATTGAAATATTTGTCAATTATAAATACTAAAATAAAATACTGGTAAACATATTATGGCAGCAATAAATCGCAATCCACAAAGTTCAAATTACTTACAACCCACAAAGTTTCAAGTAAACTTTTCAAGAATTTCTACCCTAACATATTTTTGTCAAGAAATTAATATTCCTGGATTGAGTTCTAATGTAGTGCTCCAAACAAATCCATTTATTGATCTACCAAGACCTGGAGATAAAATGGTTTATGGAGCGTTTGATATTGATTTCATTGTTGATGAAGATTTATGGTCTTGGCAAGTTATACACGATTGGTTGAGAGGATATACCTTTCCATGTTCGTTTGATGAATATAAAAACTTGGATAGAACATCTCTTATGTCGTTACATGCTCAACAACCACAATATTGTGATGGACAATTGACTATTTTAAACGCACTAAATAATCCCAAGTTGAAAGTTAAATTTTTTAATGCGTTTCCAGTTGAACTATCTCCAATAAAATTCAGCACAACATCAAGTGCGGATACCATAATTACAGCATCAGCATCATTTAGGTTTCATTTGTTTAATATTGAAAGATAATTTTTGAGGTTTTTATATAATGGATAAAGTTGAAGATGTCCTAGATCATTGGACAAAAGACTGTGGTTTTGATGAAACGAATATTCTGGGGGAAATCGCAAGAATCCCCCAAATCCACGCAAAATACCTTAGATTTTTGAATGATCATAAAAAAGAATCATTTAAGGCAAAACTAAGATATGATAAGATGAAAGAGATTAGATCTGCATATTATCTTGGACATTTGGACCAAGAATCCCTAGAGACATATGGATGGGAACAATTTGATCTTCGCATTTCAAAGTCATCATTAGAAGGATACTTAAATTCAGATAAACTTCTAACAAAATTATTACAAACAAAAACATTTCATGATATTGCTGTGAGCAATTGCGAACACATTATGGCAGAAATACGAAGTAGAAGTTTTCAAATGAAATCTTATGTTGAATATCAGAAATTCTTGAGTGGGGCATAATGGTTGATGTTGTAATTGAAAAATGTAATGAAGCATATCTAAATATTCTAGCAGAACAATCAACTCTCCAAGAATTACAAGATGTTTTTACATTCTTTGCCGAAGGATATAAGTTTCACCCAAGATATAAAGCAAAGATGTGGGATGGAAAAATTCGCATCTTAAAGATAGTTTCTCGCAACAAAGGAATTATATATTATGGACTCCTTCAACAAATTATTGATTTTTGTAAGTCAAGAGAATATACATACCAACAAAAAGATATTATTGATAATAATTTAATATCAAATGAAGAACTAGTTCAATATGTTAAAAAATTAAATCCAAGCAATAAAGGAAGTCCAATAGAACCTAGAGATTATCAAGTAAAAGGGTTTATTGATTCAATAAAGAACAAAAGGAATGTTTGTCTGTCGGTTACGTCTTCTGGTAAATCTTTTATCATTTATATGATTACTCGTTACCTTCAAGATCAAGGACTTACAGGATTGATCATAACTCCAAACGTTTCACTTATTCACCAACTATATTCTGATTTTAAAGATTATTCCGAATTAAATCATTGGAATGTTGATGATCATATTCATAAAATTTATTCTGGACAAGATAAATATACAAAAAAAAGTATTTGTAAATCAACTTGGCAATCTTTACAGAACATAAAAGATAAATCTTGGTTTGAACATTTTGATTATGTTATCGTTGACGAGGCGCACGGAGCAAAAGCTACACAATTAACAGCAATTCTTGAAAAATGTACAAACGCTTCGTATAGGTTAGGGTTTACTGGAACTGTTGATAATATCAAGTCTAATATTAATACATTAATTGGATTGTTTGGACCCATTAATAGATTGAATACGACAAAAGAATTGATTGACCGAGGACAGGTTGCTAATTTTAATATAAAATGTTTAATATTAAAATATGATGTTGAAATTTGTAAACTAGTAAAAAAGGCAAAATATCAAGATGAAATAAAATTTCTGGTTGCCAATAAAAAAAGAAATTCTTTCATAAAAAATTTAGCATTATCTTTAGATAAAAATAGCATCATTCTTTGTAATTTTGTAGAGACTCATGGAAAAGTTATTTTTGAATTGATAAAAAATTCAAAACATCTGGGGAACAGAAATGTATATTTTATTCATGGTGGAGTTGAGGGAGAAGAAAGAGAGAGAATTCGTAAAATACTGGAAACTGAAAAAAATGCTATTGTTGTAGCATCAAGCGGAACCATGAGTGTTGGAGTTTCTATTAAGAATTTACATAATATTATATTTGCTATTTCTGGAAAATCCAGAATAAGAACATTACAATCTATAGGAAGAGTTTTAAGATTACATGAAAATAAAGAAATTGCTACACTATATGATATAGTAGATGACCTTTCAATTGGAAAGCATCAAAACTTTTCTTTAAAACACTTTCTTGAGAGAGTAAAGATGTATAACCAAGAACAATTTGATTATAAATTAAAGAAGATAGATTTTTCTCAATAATATGGAGATAAATATTTTCATTTAGAGTGAAAATTATGTCAGGATATATTAATGTGATACGGTTTAAGACTGGAGAAGATGTCATCTCTTTTACGGAAGAAAGTGAGGACTCAATTAAATTGGTCCATCCATTAAGCATTTATATAACTTTCAACACAAGCACAGAAGAGCAAGAATTGGTTTTAAGTTTTTGGTTGCCAGTTAATCTTCTAAAAACAAACTCAGCAGACATTCCAAGATCAGAAATACTGTTAATTCTTGAACCAAGACAAGAATTTAAAGAATATTATTTGAATTTCCTTAATACTTACAATATTGAAACTAAATCAAATAAGAAAGATAAAGAGAAGATAAAAGCAATGCTTGAAAGTCTTGATGCTAAAGTACTGAAACAAATACACTAGATATATTTGATAAGGTATCATCAACCCAGAACATAGTTATTATCACATTAAAAAAAACAAAAGTCAAGCCTTTTATTGATTTGACTTTTAGTGTATTGTAAAGTATAATATATTTTTGTAATATTGAGAGACTACAGTTATGGATAACCAACAAAATCCTGTTGATAATAGAAAGAAACAACAATACATTAATAATGAAGACTTTTTGAATGCTCTTATTAAATATAAATCGGAAGTTCTTTCCGCAAAAGACGAAGAGTCAAAAAAACCAAAGATTCCAGAATACATTGGTCTATGTTTTATGAAGATTGCCAATAATTTGGCAAAGCGACCTAATTTCTGTCAATATACTTACAAAGACGAAATGATATCCGATGCAATAGAAAATTGTCTAATGTATTTTGAAAACTTTGATCCAGAAAAATCCTCCAATCCATTCGCATATTTTACTCAAATTTGTTGGTATGCCTTTATTCGTCGCATTGCCAAAGAAAAGAAACAACAATATGTCAAATATAAAGCAACCGAACAATTTGGAACTCTTGATGAAGAAGAGATGCGAGAATTGGGAGATGGTTCGGTTCAACAAATCCAAATTTACGAAAATTTATATGAGTTTATTGCTCAATATGAAAATAGTGTTAAGGAGAAGAAAGAAAACCTAAAACGAAAAAAAGGAATTGAGAATTTCCTAGAGGAATAATAATATGAATAAACAACTATTAGTTAGGGTATTGGTTATATTTACTTTGGTATTTGTCGGAGTAACCGCATTTAATTATTTTACCCAACCAAAGCAGAATATGGATGAATTCTTACCATCTTATACAAGATTTATTAAGATGGTTAATAATGATGGAGTATTTAAAGTAAGAATTCAAGGTAACGTTGTTAACGTTATCGCAAAAACTGGAGAAGAATTTATAGTTACTGCTCCAGACCACGATCCAAATATGATTAATGACCTTCTACACCATAATGTAGATGTTTTAGTTTTGGCTTCTCCAAAAAGAAATTTATTCTTTGAAATCTTCATCAATTCAATTCCATTTCTTCTTTTGATTGGGGTTTGGATTTATTTTATGAGAAAGCAAAATGGTGGGGGTAGATTAGGGTCAATCGGAAACTCTAAAGCAAAACTCCTTGAAAAAGATGAACATAATGAAGTGTCTTTTGCTGATGTTGCTGGTTGTGACGAAGCAAAGGAAGAGATGGAAGAAATTATTGATTTTCTAACTTTTCCGGAAAAATATAGTAGATTGGGCGGTAAAGTTCCAAAAGGAGTTTTATTGACAGGAGAGCCGGGGACTGGCAAGACTTTACTATCTAAAGCAGTTGCTCATGAAGCTGGTGTTCCGTTTTACTATTGTTCTGGATCTGATTTTGTAGAAATGTTTGTTGGAGTTGGATCGTCTAGAGTTCGTGACATGTTTGTTGAACTGAAGAAAAATGAATCGGCAATATTATTCATTGATGAGATTGATGCTATTGGTAAGTCTAGAAGTTCTGGAATGGTTTCAAATGATGAGCGAGATCAAACTCTAAATGCTCTGTTGGTTGAAATGGATGGGTTTGGAACAAATTCTAGAATCATTGTTATTGGTGCAACAAATAGACCAGATGTTCTAGATAAAGCACTTCTTCGTCCAGGAAGATTTGATCGTCAAGTTTCTGTTGGACTACCGGATTTAAATGGTAGACGACAAATATTAGAAGTTCATGTCAAGAACATTCCATTAGATGTCGGAGTTGATTTAGAACGTATTGCTAGAGGAACTTCCGGATTCTCTGGGGCAGAATTAGCAAATCTTGTTAATGAAGCAACTATTTTTGCTTCTAGAGAAGATTCTGAATCTGTTGAAATGGATCATTTTGAAAAGGCGAAAGATAAAATTTTAATGGGTGTTGAGAGAAAAACATTCACTATGTCTGATGATGAAAAGAAAATGACGGCGGTGCATGAATCTGGGCACGCAGTTGTTGGGTACTATTCAAAAGACCACGATCCAATTTATAAAGTTTCAATTATCCCAAGAGGAATGGCATTAGGTATTACTATGTTTTTGCCAGAAAGAGATTTTGTTTCTGTTAGTAGGACAAAATTAGAAAGTCAAATTGCTTCCCTATATGGTGGTAGGATTGCTGAAGAATTATATGCTGGTTTTGATGGGATCACTACTGGCGCTTCAAACGATATTGAACGAGCAACAATAATAGCAACAAAGATGGTAACTGAATGGGGAATGAGTAAAAAAGTTCCTCCGATAAAATTTGTTGATGAAAATGGATTTACTAATTCTGTTCAACTAAAGTCCGGCATGGAAGAAATTACAACAGTGGTCCAAAAGGAAGTTGAATTGATTATTAAAAAGAATTATTCTGCTGCTGAAAAAATTCTAAAGAAGAATTGGACTAAAGTTGAAAAAATGGCAGATTTATTGATGGAATATGAAACTATTGATTTTGCTCAGATTAAAAATATTATGGAGAATTGATGAAAGTTGCTATCCTAGGCGATACTCATTTCCTTATAAGAAATGGGTCCAAATCATTTAATTCTTATTTTGAAAAATTTTTTACAAATGTATTTTTTCCTTATTTGATTAATAATAATATTAAAACTGTTATTCAATTAGGGGATTTGATGGACAATAGAAAGAATGCCCATTTACAGGGATTGTCTGAATGTAAGAAATATTTTTTTGATAAGTTTGATGAATATGATATTGAACTTATCACTCTGGTAGGAAATCATGACTCTTTCTATCGTGATAGTATTGAAGTTAATTCTCAAAAACTATTACTAAAAGAATATAAGAATGTCCGAATTATTGATTCTCCTCAAAATATTGAGTTGTATGATGTTCCTTTGACCATTATTCCTTGGATCTGTAATGATAATTATGATCAATGTATTTCAGTTATACAAGAAAGTAAATCTGATATCTGTTTGGGACATTTGGAACTTAGAGATTTCTCAATGTATAAGGGAATCGTATGTGAAGAAGGAATGAGTCCTGAGATATTTAATAAATTTGAGTTTGTCTTCACGGGACACTACCATCATCGTTCACACAGAGATAATATTTACTATGTTGGTACTCCTTCAGAATTGACATGGCATGATTATTCAGATCCAAAAGGATTTCATATTTTTGATTTGGAAACTAGGGAAGTTGAGTTTATTCAAAACCCATATGCCATGTTTAATAAGTTGTATTATGATGATAATCTTCAAGAAGATGTTATAAAACAAGCAATTGAAGATGGAGAGTTTGAAAAGTTAACAAATACTTATATAAAAGTGGTTGTTAAGAATAAACTGAATCCATATTTATTTGACTTATTCATTGATGCTTTATATAAAATAAATCCGATTGATTTGGTTATCATTGAGGATATGACTGATGTTTTAAGTGAAGAAATTCAAGATGTTGATGAGACTGAAGATACATTGACAATTCTTGGAAAATATATTGATGGTATTAAAACTAAAGAATTGGATTCAAATAAGATAAAATCCATTCTGAGTACATTATATAATGATGCAATGAGTATTGAGTCTATATGATTATTTTTAAATCAATAAAAATCAAAAATTTTCTATCTGTTGGTAATTCTCCAATTGAAATAAATTTAAATTCTCATAGAAAGACATTAGTTGTTGGGGCTAATGGTGCTGGAAAAAGTCAATTGTTGGATGCTATTGTTTTTGCTCTTTATGGGAAACCATTTCGCAAAACAAATAAACCAAACATAATTAATTCTATTAATAAATGTAATCTATTGATTGAATTATTCCTTTCAATCGGTAAACGAGAATATAAGATTGTTAGGGGATTAAAACCAAATATATTTGAAATTTATTGTAACGACATATTAATTAATCAAGATGCGAAAACAAAGGATTATCAAGAACATCTTGAGAAATATATTCTAAAGGTAAATTATAAATCATTTATTAATGTTGTTATTCTTGGTTCTGCCAGATACAATCCTTTTATGGGGATGTCTGCTGCTGATAGAAGATCAATCATTGAAGAGTTATTGGATATTCAAATTTTTTCTTCAATGAATCTTTTAGTTAAAGATAAATTATCAAAAATAAAAGAAGAAATTTCTAAGAGTGATTATGGCATTGATGTCACCAATGAAAAAATTGATCTGCAAAAACAAAATATTAATGAGCATAAACAGAATACCCAAGATCAAATAAAGAAAAGGCAAGAGGAAATTGATAAGTCTAATCATCAGATTGAAAAAATTCAATCTGATATACTATTAATTGAAAAGCATATTTCTATATTACAAAAAAGAATTATTGATAAAACTTCAATTGAAAAGTCAAAAGATAAACTAATTTCTTTTGAATCAAAGTTGGAGACTAATATTAGTAAGTTGAAGAAGGATTGTTCTTTTTATGAAAATAATGATAATTGTCCTACTTGTAAACAATCTATTGAAGATGAATTTAAGAATAAACAAATTGAAGAATCAAAACTGAAACAAGAGAAGTTAATTTCTGGGTTGGATAAGTTAAATGTTGATTTGTTAAATATTCAAAATAGACTTTCCGAAATTACTTCAATATCTAAACATATAACTGACCACCAAACTGAAATTGTTAGATTAAATGCTTCTGTCATTGCAATTCAGAAATATATTCAAAAAGAATTATCTGCCATTTCTGAAATTTCAAGTCATGTTGATGGATTTGAAGATACTAATGATAGATTAAATGAATTGTTGGATCAATTAGAATTTTATAAGAAAGAAAAGGATTCATTTTCTACCAATAAAAAATATTATGATTTTGTTTCTTTATTATTGAAAGATGGAGGTATTAAAACCAGAATCATCAAACAATACCTTCCTATCATGAATAAATTGATAAATGCTTATCTGTCTCAATTAAATCTATTTGTTAATTTTAATATTGATGAAAATTTTGAAGAAGTTATTAAAAGCAGATATAGAGATGAATTTAAATATGAAAATTTCTCAGAAGGAGAAAAATTAAGAATTGATCTTTCAATATTATTCACATTTAGACAAATTGCCAAAATGAAGAATTCTGTCAATACTAATCTATTGATTTTTGATGAAACTTTGGACTCAGCTTTAGATTTAAATGGTATTGATCAATTTTTAGATTTGATTGAATCCCTAGATACTAATACTAATGTTATTGTGATTAGTCATCGTGGTGATGCTTTAGGAGATAAGTTTGATAGAACATTAAAGTTTGAAAAGAAAAAGAATTTTACTAAAATGATTGAAGCGAGATAAAAAATGAGCGATTTTATTACAATTGACACATCAAATCCAACTGCTGTAAGGGTTAAAGATGTATATGAACCATATAAATTGGTTTCTGAAAATGATCCAATATTGAAACAAGTCATGCCAAAATTTGATTTTAATTCTGATGTTGATCCAAAAGAGTTGGCAAATAGATTACAAGAAACAGCAAAACAACATCGTGCATTTGGTGTTGCTGCTCCTCAATGTGGGTTGCCATATAGAGTGTTGTCGATGGGTGCTGAAGATGAATATATGACATTATTCAATCCGGAAATTGTAAATTCATCTCAAGAAACCACTCATTTGGATGAAGGATGTTTGTCGTTTCCGTTTCTAATTCTTGGAATTAGTAGATCAAAAACTGTTACAGTTAAGTTTCAAACAGAAACTGGAGAAAATAAAGTCTTTACTTTAGATGGAATGTCTGCTAGAATAGTACAACATGAGATAGACCATTTAAATGGTATAACTTTTGAATCTGTTGCCAAACCTCTAGCATTAAAGATGGGATTAAAAAAGAAGGAGAAGAGAATGAAGCAATGGGCAAAAACTGTTCTTTCACAAAGAATGAATCAACAATAAAAAAGTTTGATTTTTTCGCATATATATATTATAATAATATTGTAATGTTTAATTGAGGTAAATTATGCAGATTAAAATTAGTAAGGAAGAATTAACTAAGAAGAGTCTTTTTATCGGAATGCCATGTTATGGTGGTATGATGACTGGTATGACTGCGAAGAGTCTTCTTGATCTTCAGACAATGTTGGCAAATTATGGAGTTTCCACAAAGTTCTCATTTCTATTTAATGAGAGTTTGATTCAACGTGCAAGAAACTATATTGTAGATGAATTTCTAAATCGTAGTGATTGTACTCATATGATGTTTATTGATGCTGATGTTGCATTTAATCCACAAGATATTATAGCAATGCTTGCCTTGGATAAGGAACTTGTTGGTGGTCCATATCCAAAGAAGTCTGTTGAATGGAAACAACTTTATAAGGCGATCCAGAAGAATCCAAATCTTCCTTTGGAGGAATATGAAAAGTTGACCGGAGCAATGGTATTCAATCCAGTTGGTGGTACTGAACGCTTCTCTGTTACTGATCCTTTGGAAGTTTCTGAAATTGGAACCGGATTCTTTATGGCAAAGCGTGAAATCTTTGAGAAGTTCCAAGCTGCACATCCAGAGTATATGTATAAACCAGATCATGTTGGTCAAGCAAACTTTGATGGTTCTAGAGAAATCTGCTCATTCTTTAATGTTTTCATTGATCCAGAATCTCGCAGAACTCTTTCTGAAGATTATTGCTTCTGTCATCAAGTAAGAAAACTTGGTATTAAGGTTTGGTTATGTCCTTGGATGCAGCTTAGTCATGTTGGAACTTATATCTTCACTGGTAATCTTCCAGCAGTTGCTCAACATTTGGGTGAACTATAAAAAATGAAAGAGTATTCACATTATTATAAAAAAGTCCCATATGACTATGTAGATATTTATAGGGTACTAGAATTATTTAATGTGACGGATCCCTGCATCCAACACGCAATTAAAAAATTGTTGGTTGCAGGAGGTCGTGGTCATAAGGGACTTGAAAAAGATGTAAAAGAGGCTATTGTATCTCTTAATAGAAGAATTGAAATGTGGGAAGAGGAATTGATTGATAATTCAATTGATTCTTTCGATAAAATTTCAAGCGATCATTATTCTACTGGAGATGTTGGCAATATACAATCTACATTTCATATTCAGAGTGATAGTGAAAAATAATTGATAATTGAGGTAATATATAATGAAACTTTCTGTTGAAACGTTAACACTACTGAAGAATTTCTCTACGATTAATTCTGGTATTTTATTTAAGCAAGGAGATACTCTTTCTACAGTATCCCCACAAAAGAATATCTTAGCAGATGCTAAGATTTCAGAAACCATCCCTCAAGATTTTGGAATTTATGATCTAAACAATTTTCTTTCGGTAATCTCTCTATATAAGGATAGTGCAGAATTGGAATTTGATACCAAGCACGTTATTATTAAAGGGGGAATGGATGGAAGATCGAGAATCAAGTATCGGTTTACTGACCCATCTATGATCGTTACTGCTCCGGATAAGCGTCCAAATCTACCTTCAGTGGATGTTACGTTTTCTCTGACTGAAGATGATTTTAATTGGATTTTAAGAACGGCAAATGTTTTAGGATCTCCAAATATTTCTATTGTATCTGATGGACAATCTGTAGATCTTCAGGCATTTGATGTTAATGATGATAGTTCGCATAAAAATTATCTAACCCTTTCTAATGTTCCTTCAAATGGTAATTCATATCGGTTAGTATTTAAAACTGAAAATTTAAAGTTAATTCCAGGAAATTATGAAGTTGAAATTTCATCAAAGGGTATTGCCAAATTCTATGATAGTAATAGAGAATTGACATATTTTATTACCTTAGAAACTTCTAGTTCGTTTAATTAATTGGAGGAATAGATGACTACTGTTGTATCATCCACTTTTGGAACTCTTACTGAAGAACAGCTTCGCATTCTAAAGAATGGAATGAAGGAAATGTCTGATGTTTTTACAATGCAGGAAAGTCAGAGAGAAGTTATTAAAGATATTCTCGACAATCTTTATGAAGAATTAAAAATCCCAAAGAAACTTATTCGTAAGATGGCAAAGACCTACCACAAGAGAAATTTTGAAGAAGTTGTTGCCGAACAAGAAGAATTTGAACTTTTATATGAAGGTATCGTAGCAAAGTCTAAAGAAGTATAATTTTATGATTGACATTGATGCTGTTCTTTTGGATAAAAATAGATTTTTAATTGCCAAAAAGAACGGAATCTTTGTCAAAGCAATCCAAATTAATCACCCAAAAGGATTTTTTATAACGACCGAGCAAGGTCGTTTTTATGGAAATCCTGGGGACTATTTGATTATTGATATTAATGGGGAGCGATATCCATGTGATAAAAATGTCTTTGAACTTAATTATGATATTGTAGAATAATTTTGAGGTCTATATTATGAGTAGAGATGATTTTTTGTGGGCAGAAAAATATCGCCCACAAACAGTGGAAGACTGTATTTTACCAGAATCAATTAAAACTACTCTTCAAGAATATGTTAATAGGAAAGAAATTCCAAATCTAATTCTTGTTGGTAGTTGTGGAACCGGAAAGACTTCTGCTGCGAAAGCAATGTGTGATCAGATTGGGTGTGATCATCTATTTTTAAATGGTTCTTCCGAAAATGGTATTGATACTTTTAGGGTAAAGATTACAAATTACGCATCTTCTGTTTCTTTATCTGGTGGAAAAAAAGTAATCATCATTGATGAAGCGGACTTTTTAACACCAAACTGTTTTGCTGCTTTGCGTGCTGGTATTGAGGAATTTTCAAAGAATTGTACATTTATTCTAACTGGAAATCATAAGAATAAATTTTCCGATGCTATTCAATCAAGATGTGCTGTTATTGATTTTCATGTAAATAAGACAGAAAAGAAGAATTTGTTAACACAATTCTTTAAGCGTGTTTGTAATATCCTTGATATGGAAGGTGTTGAACATGATAAGGAAGCAATTGCATCTTTTATAACTAAGTGGTATCCAGACAATCGTAAGATTCTATCTGAACTACAAAGGTATGGTATTAATGGAAAAATTGATATTGGTATTCTAACTCAAGTTGGAGATCTACAACTAAAAGATCTCATTAACTTCTTGAAAGATAAGGATTTTACTAAAGTTAGGGAATGGGTATCTAATAATTCTGATAATTCTCCAGATTTGATTTATAGGAGGATTTATGATGGACTTTATGATTTTGTCCATCCTGGATATATTCCACAATTGGTCCTAACGGTTGCTAGATATCAATATCAAACAGCATTTGTTGCTGATGTTGAACTTCAACTATTAGCATTTTTTGTTGAAATTATGTCTGAAGGGACTTGGAAGTAATGGCAGATTTATTTGGCGATATCCTTCCTTCTTTATTACAAACAAAGAAATATGCGTTTGGAGATGTTGTTGAAGAAAGGGAATATAATCCTTTTATAGTCAATAAGGCACTTTCAGTTCATATTGATTGTTTGTATTATGTTAATGAGATGAATCATAATCATATTCTTGATAAGAAGTTACATTATGATTTTTATTATCATGGATTAAAATCATTCAAAAGACCTTATCAGAAATGGTTTAAGGTAGAAAAAATGAAATCCTTAGAATTAGTGAAAGAATATTATGGATATTCGGATCATAAAGCAAAGCAAGTACTTTCTCTTTTGACAAAGGAACAGTTGAAATATATTGAAGATAAGTTAGACAAAGGCGGAAAATCCAAATAACATAAATATTAATAATTATATTTTATATTTGGAGAAATATTAGCATGAGTATGGATCTATTTAAAGGTTATGGAGTTCCTATTGAATTAAAAACTGATGATGATTTTTTAAAAGTCAAAGAAACGCTGTCAAGAATTGGTGTCGCATCAAGAAAAGAAAAAGTCCTTTGGCAGAGTTGTCACATTTTACATAAACAAGGATTTTATCACATTTTACACTTTAAAGAATTGTTTCTTTTAGATGGAAGAACTTCCGATCTATCGGAAAATGATATTGCTAGAAGAAACACCATTACCATACTATTGGAACAATGGGAGTTGTTGGAAATTAAAGATAAAAATTTGGTTGAATCTAATGTTGTAGATTTGAGTCAAATTAAAATTTTAACTCACCGAGAAAAAAATGAGTGGATTCTAGAGCAAAAATATTCTATTGGATCTAAGAAAAATTATAACAAAAATATATAAATAGATATTAAAGTCTTCGAGTCCAGATCATGCGAAGTAATAAATAAAAAATCTGGCGTCTAATATAACCGATCCATACGAAAAAGGGATGCTGGCGGCGGAACCAGCAACTACTTTGCCTTCGGGAAAGTATTTTTAATATAATTGTTGGTCAAAATAATTATATATATTCTGCCAAAATTGGGGAATCCCCCCTTGACTTATATTTCAAATTATATTATAATATATGTTTGCTAAAACATTGGAGAATAAAAATGGCTAAGAAGAAAGGTCTTATCTCACCACTAGTAAAGGTAAAGAGTAAAATCAATTCTGACCTATATTACACATCAAAAGATTTTCCGGAAAAAGTTATTGAAGGAAAAACATTCATGGCAGTAAAGAAGGCTCCAACCGATAGAACATTGCGCTATATGTTGAAGGAAAATATGTCATTTGTATCAAACGAATAAATCTGTTTTTTGATATGAAGCAAAGAATGATTGATTATTATATGGATGTTGCTGAAAGAACTGCACAATTATCATATGCTCAAAAATTGAAAGTTGGTGCGGTTCTGGTTAAGAATGATAATATAATCAGTTTTTCTTGGAATGGCACTCCTCGTGGATGGGATAATGTTTGTGAAAATAAAATTTTTGTAACTGAAGAGGATTCTTCCAATTTAGAATTTTATGAACTATATGAAAAATATCCATATGAACAAAAATCCAACATACTCACTGATGAGTGGAAGCGATATTATTTAAAAACAAAATCTTGTGTGACTCATGCGGAAGAAGCAATGTTGATGAAGATATCTTCTTCTCATGAGTCTTCCGAGGGTGCTAGTTTATTTTGTACGCATAGTTGTTGTATGAATTGTGCAAAATTGATTTATGGGGCAAAAATAAAAGAATTCTATTATAAGAATGAATATAGAAGTTCTGAAGGTATTGAATTTTTAAAAAAATGTAAAATTAATATAATAAAATTGGGATAAACTATGGAAGAAGACTTAAATAAAATTGAGTTTAGTAAACTTAATTTACAAAAAAACGACATTCTCATTTTAAAAGTTAATGTATATGGACTTGATGAAAAGTCTGCTACAGAAAAACTGTCAGAAGTGAGGAATGATGAATTTGTAAAATATATTGAAGAGCAGGGGAATAAAGTTATTGTATCATATACTGGATTAGATTTTCAAATTTTAAGGACACAAGAAGATGATAAAGTTGTTGCTTATGCTGATGTCTCAATGATGACTGATAATCAAGCTGAAGAATATTTAGACTTGATTAAGTCAAAGTTGTATGATAGTATAGGTGATAAACTGATTTGTGTTCCAACAAAAAATGGATCGCCAGTTTTAAAAATTGAACCCCCACAAACAAAAGAGGAAGAATAATGTCAAATATTAAATGTGTGAAGTTAACTACTGGAGAAGATGTTCTTGCTGATTTTAGCACTAACAATGGACTAGCAACTCTAGAAAATGTTGTTCAAGTAATTATGGTTCCTTCCCGAACTGGGGAACCAAATTTTCAATTCATTCCATTTCCAATCATGTCTAATGATAAAAAGATTGAAATTGAAAATTGTCATATTATGTTTGTTTGTGAACCATCCGAAGATTTTCTAAATCAATATAATAGTATCTTTGGCGCTGGAATTATCGCTCCACAAAAGAAATTGATTGTTTAATCATGAGTGATTTTTATTTAAATGCCAAGCAATATGGGGATAATATTCTCTATACTGGTATTAAAAATGGAAAGAAAATTAGACAAAAAGTTCCATTCAAACCTTCATTATTTGTTCCAACAAATGAAGAATCTCCATACAAAACTCTGTATGGAGATCCCCTAAAAAAACTGAAGTTTGAATCTATCAAAAAAGCAAAAGAATTTGTCTCTCAATTTGAAAGTGTTGGAAACTTTCATGTTTATGGTAATACTCAATATGAATATTGCTTGATTTCTGATATGTTCCAAACAGATATTGAATGGGATTATAATAAAATAAGAATTGCTATTTTTGATATTGAAGTAAATTCAGATCCAGAAACCGGAGGATTTGCTTCTGCTCAAGATACATTCCAACCAATAACATCTATTGCGCTAAAGTTTGTTGGTGAAGAAAAATATTATCTTTTTGGGTATCATGATTTTGATTGTCCCGATAATGTTTATTATATCAAATGTCAAGATGAATGGACTCTTTTAAAGAAGTTTATTGAAATTTGGTCTTTGGAATATCCAGATATTATGTCTGGATGGAATTCTTCTGGGTTTGATATTCCATATCTTATCAATCGTTGCTATAGAATTATTGGTGAGAAAGAAACTAGGAAATTGTCTCCGTGGAATATTATCCATGATAGAAGAACAAAGAAATTTAATCCTAAATTTAATCAGTATGAGGACGAAGTTTCTTATTCAGTTCTTGGTATATCTTCTCTTGATTATCTTGATCTCTATAAAAGATATCAACCAGGAGGTACATCCCAAGAATCTTACAAACTAGACTTCATTGCCGAAGAAGAACTTGGCGAAAATAAAGTTGATTATGATGGTTCTCTCCATAAATTTTATACTGAAGATAAGCAAAAATTTTATGAATATAACGTAAAAGACGTTTATCTGGTTGAAAAGTTGAATGAAAAGTGTAAGTTGTTTGAACTTTGTTTAACCTTGGCATACGATTCAAAAACAAATTATGAAGATGTGTTTAAGCAGACCAGAATGTGGGATTCTTTAATTTATGATTATTTGAGACAAAAGAATATTCAAATTCCACAAAAAGAAGATCGTGAGGATGTTGAATATGCTGGTGCTTATGTAAAACATCCTATTACTGGAATGCAGAGGTGGGTTGCTACTCTTGATGCGACTTCTCTATATCCTTCAATCATTATGACAAAGAACATTAGTATTGAGACTTTGGTTAGTCCAGAAGATTATACTGATGACATGAGAAGAATTCTTTCTAGTGGAGTTTCTGTAGATAAATTATTATCAAAATCTGTGGATCTTTCAAAGTTGAAAGATAATAATGTAACATTGACTCCAAATGGACAATTCTTTAGGACTGATAAAAAAGGATTTCTTCCAGAAATGGTTGAAACAATGTTTAAGGCTAGACAAGATTATAAAAAGAAGATGTTGTCTGCTCAAAAAGAGTATGAAGTAGTATCGGCAGAATTGAAGAAGAATAATTCTCCAGAATTGAAAAGAAGATTGAGTAAGTTACAATATGATATTTCAAAATTTAATAATCTTCAAAATTCAAAGAAATTATGTTTGAACTCTCTTTATGGGGCAACTGGTAATAAATATTTTAGATTTTTTGATGTTAAATTAGCAGAAGCAATTACATTGGAGGGACAACTATCCAATCGTTGGGTTGAAACTGGCATGAATAAGTATTTGAATTCTGTATTAAAAACAAAATCCGATTATGTTATCTATATGGATACGGATAGTTGTTTTGGAGATAGTATAATATATGTTAATGGTGAAAAAGTAAAAATTGAAGATTATTTTGACCTTGTAGCACAAAAGACAGATTCTTTATATTTTGATGAGTTTAATCAAAATTTTGCTTATCCTTCTAATGATACGACATTAAGTGTTTCTACAACTAGCAAACTCGTTGAAGAAAAGCAGATAAAATATGTTATGAAACATAAGGTTAAAAAGAGAATGTTTAAAATTAAAATTGATAATAAAGAAGTTATTGTTACTGAAGACCATTCAATTATGATTGAAAGAAATGGTAGAATTATGTCAGCAACTCCAGAAAATATTAAAACTTCTGATAAACTTTTATATCTAGACTCTTAAATCGGTGTCTATAAGGACAATTTCAATTTTACCAAAAATATTCACTAGAAGATCATATTAATAGAGTATTGGAAGAAATATATGCCAGAATTGAAAAAAACAACAAATTTTAAAATTGAAGATCTTGGGGTAATTAAAACTTATGTATATGACCTTGAGGTTGATGATAATCATAATTTCTTTGCTAATGATATATTGATTCATAATTCTTTAGCAATTTCTTTTGAGAAATTAGTTGATAAAATCTGTCCAAAGGAGTATAATAACGAGCAGATTCTGAATTTTATTATCAAGATGATTACCCAAAAAGTTCAACCGGAAGTTGATAATTTTTGTCAAAATCTAAGTGATTATGTAAATTCATATAAGAATGATCTGTCATACAAACTAGAAAAGATATGTTCAAATTCTGTATTCGTTGCTAAGAAAAGATATGCTCTTAATGTATATTCAAATGAAGGTGTAATTTATGCGGAACCAAAAATTAAAGTTACTGGATTGGAAATCGTAAAGTCTTCTACTCCAGCAATTGTTCGGGGCGCATTGAAAGATTGTGTTAAGATTATTCTTAATGATACTGAACATAAACTCCAAGATTATATTGGAGACTTTAAAGTAAAGTTCAAATCATTAAGTGTTGAAGAAATATCATTTCCAAGAGGGATGCGAGGATTATATAAGTATTCGGACTCTGTTATGCTATATAAAAAAGGAACTCCAATTCATGTTCGTGGCAGCATTCTTTTTAATAAGTTGCTGGTTGAGCGAAAATTAGATTCTGAATATGAATTTATTAAAGATGGAGATAAGATTAAGTTTTGTTATTTGAAAGTTCCAAATTTTCTTAAAGAAAATGTCATTTCTTTTCCAGAAAAACTTCCAAAAGAATTTGATTTGGTTGAATTTATTGATTATGATTTAATGTTTAATAAAGTATTTTTAGAACCATTGACCGCAATAACAGAAACGATTGATTGGCAAACTGAAAAGAGGTTTTCATTTGAAGATTTCTTTTAGAAATATTGAGGAAAAATTATGAGTTTAATGGATAAGATTAAAAAGAATTCTACTATCAAAGAAGCTTCTATTCTTTCAAAATCAAAGTTCTTTACTGATAGAGATATGATCTCAACATCAATTCCAGTATTGAATGTTGCTCTTTCCGGAAAGATTGATGGAGGATTTGCTTCCGGATTGACTATGTGGGCAGGTGTTAGTAAAATGTTTAAAACAGGATTTTCTTTGCTTATGGCGAAGGCTTATATGGATAAGTATCCTGATGCGGTTTTAATGTTTTATGATTCTGAATTTGGTTCCCCACAATCATATTTTAATTCTTTTGGAATTGATTTGGAAAAGGTTCTTCATGTTCCAATTATGGATATTGAACAATTGAAATTTGATATAATGCAGCAAATTACTAACATTGAACGGGGAGATAAGATTATCATTCTTATTGACTCTATTGGTAATTTGGCATCAAAGAAAGAAGTTGAAGATGCTCTTGATGGAAAATCTGTTGCTGATATGAGTAGAGCAAAACAAATAAAGAGTCTTTTTAGAATGGTAACTCCACATCTATCAATTAAAGATATTCCTATGGTTGTTGTAAATCACACATACAAGACTATGGAATTATATGCTAAAGATATTGTTGGTGGAGGGTGTTTAGTTGAAGGGACTAAAATCAAATTGGCAGATGGTTCATTTAAGAATGTTGAAGAGTTTTTGGTTGGAGATTTAGTTAAAACTTTAGATGGGGATAAAGAAGTCACTTATACATGGAATCCAGAAACCTTAGATGACGGTGAACCTGAATGTTTTGAAGTTGAATTTGAAGATGGATATAAGGTAATCTGTTCGGATAAACATAAATTTTTAATTAATAATGAATGGGTTGAGGCTAAAAATTTATTTGTTGGTGATGATGTATCTGTAGTATAATAGAAACTCTCTGTTTTATAAATACCTATTATACTACAGAGGATTACTATGAACTACGCTAAAATATACAACCAAATAATTAATAGGGCTAATATTAGAAGTATTAATGATTTAAATTATTATGAAAACCACCATATAGTGCCCAAATGTATGGGTGGATTAGATATTAAAGATAATTTAGTAAAATTAACTGCCAGAGAACATTTTATATGTCATTGGTTATTATTTAAACAATATAGAACTTCTAAATTAGCACACGCTTGGTTTATGATGTATATGTCATCGGATAATCAATCCAGATATTCTAGTAAACATTATGAATATGCTAGGAAAGCTCATAGTCAAGCAGTATCAATACAAATGACGGGTGAAGGAAATCCATTTTTTGGGAAAACTCATAATAAAGAAACAATTGAAAAAATTAAAGAATCTAATAGAAATAACATAAAAAGTCAGGAAGTTATTGATAATTGGGTATCAAAAGTTGCTAAAAAACCTAAGTCTTTAGAACATAGGGCTAAAATAGGAAGAAAAGGTTTTACAAATTTGCAAAATATACACACTATGGAAATTATCCGAGCACCTATATCGGAAATTGGTTTGATTTATAGTGAATTAGAATGGGTCAACCCTAAAAAATTAAACCCAGAATTGAAACATAAATGTGTTTATTGCGATGTTGTAACAATTGCCGGAAATCTAAAAAGATGGCATAATGATAATTGTAAAAGGAAAAATGATGCAAATTAAAACTGTAAATGCAATAGGTAAAAGAAAAGTATATGATATTTCTGTTAAAGATGCGGAACATTATGTATTAGAAAATGGGGTGGTTACTCATAACACTGGCTCATATTATGCTGCCGATAACATCTACATTCTTGGTAGACAGCAAGAGAAAGAAGGTACTGAAATTTCTGGATATAATTTCATCATTAATGTTGAAAAATCTAGATATGTCAGAGAGAAATCCAAGATTCCAATTTCAATTTCATTTGATAATGGAGTAAGTAAATATTCTGGGTTAATTGATATTGCCCTAGAGTTGGGATTTGTAACTAAACCATCAAATGGTTGGTATTCTAGAGTTAATATTACAACTGGAGAGGTTGAAGAAAAGAAATATAGATTAAAAGAAACTAACACAAAAGATTTTTGGGATTCAATTTTAAACTCAAATAATTTTAAAGATGCTATATATAACAGATATTCTATTTCTTCTGGTGCTATTATATCTTATGAAGAAATTGATTTGGAAATTGATACAGAAATTAACACAAAAGACGAGGACATTGAAAATGATTGATTTAACACAAGATGTAGATTTTAAATTTGTTGATCCAACAGAAGAAAGTACAATTGTTAATGTTGAACTTTTGACTGGAGAATTTGAAGGGGTTGTATATCGTTATGGTAGAGTTAATGTTAATGAAGATGAAGAATCTGGAGAAGCGATGCTATCGTATGAATTTGACCTTGTAGATTCAAACGGACTTGATAGTCTTTTAGAAAATGAAGATTTTAAGAATCATATTGGACATGTTTTATCTAATATAATGATTCAAAATCAATCAGTATCGGAAGAAGAATCACAAATCCAGTAATTTGGAGATAAAATGAGAATTGAAAATGCGATTTTAAAGCATTTAATATATGATGAAGAATATACTAGAAAAGTTCTGCCTTTTATTAAGGCAGAATATTTTTCTGATAGAACCGAAAGATTGGTATATGAGCAAATTTCAGATTTTGTAAATCAATATAATACAAATCCAACATTTGAATCTTTAATAATTCAATTAAATGAAAATAACATCTCCGAAGATGATTATAAAAAAAGTGTTGAGATTTTAGAAGAAATTCATTCTTCAAAAGATGAATTAGCAAAACAAGATTGGTTGGTTGATAAGACAGAAAAGTTTTGTCAAGATCAGGCAATTTATAATGGAGTTCTTGAATCAATTTCAATTCTTGATGGTAAAAACAAATCCTTAGATAAGGGGTCTATTCCACAAATATTGTCGGATGCTTTAGCAGTATCTTTTGATCAAAGTGTTGGGCATGATTTCATTGAAGATTTTGAATCAAGATATGAATATTATCATAGAAAAGAAGAAAGGATTCCATTTGATCTTGAATATTTTAATAAGATAACTAATGGGGGACTTCCAAAAGGAACTCTGAATCTTTTGATTTCTGGAACTAATGTTGGTAAAACTTTGACAAAATGTCATTTTACTTCACATTATCTCCAAATTGGAAAGAATGTTTTATATATTACTCTGGAAATGTCTGAAGAAGAAATCGGCAAACGTGTTGATGCTAATCTTATGAATGTTTCTATGGATGATCTAATGACAATGCCAAAGGATTTGTTTGATAAGAAAATTGCCAGAATTAGAAATAATACTGTTGGTAAATTAATCATTAAACAATATCCGACAGCATCTGCTGGAGTTGTTCATTTTAGAACTCTTCTAAATGAATTAAACTTAAAGAAGAATTTTGTTCCTGATATTATTGTTATTGATTATATGAATATTTGCTGTTCTTCAAGATTAAAATCAAATTCAACGGTAAACTCTTATACATATGTTAAGGCAATCGCCGAAGAACTGAGGGGATTGGCAGTTGAACATAAAGTCCCAATTTTAAGTTCATCTCAGTTTAATCGTGGAGGTGGGTCAAGTTCTGATCCAACTATGGAAGATGTCTCCGAATCTCATGGAACCAGCATGACCGCAGATTGGATTGTTGCTTTAATTGCCACTGAGGAATTGGATTCTCTTGGTCAAATCATGATTAAGCAAATTAAAAGTAGATATGGTGATAAGAATCACAATAAAAGATTTGTTGTTGGTATTGATAGGGCAAAGATGAGATTATATGATGTTGAGGCTACTGCCCAAACTCAAATAACTGATTCTGGACAGGAACCAAAACTTCCTCAACAATCATTACATTCAAAATTCAACCAACCAAAAAAATCATTTGAAGGATTTAAGGTTTAATTTATATTGACTTTTTTATTGTCATAGTGTAAACTATTTCAATGAAAGTAAATCTTAAAATTTTAAATAATTTGAAAGTTCTGGCGCATTCTGGATCTCATCCAAAAGTTTGGATTGCGTCAGCACTAGTTCATAGAAATAGAATTATTTCGTATGGTGTAAATAGAATGAAAACTCATCCATATCAAAGAAAATATGGAAGGAATGCTGATGCTATATTTTGGCACGCAGAAACTTCAGCAATTTTCAATGCTGATAAAAGAATTGGATTTGATAAATTTGAAAATTCTTTTTTATATGTTGCTAGAGTAAAATATGATTCTTGTAGGAAAAATAATTTTATTTCTGGGTTAGCAATGCCTTGTATTGGATGTATGAAATGTATTAAAGATTATGGTATTAAAGCAGTCATCTATACTCTAGACCATATTGAAGACGCAAAAGAAAATTATGGAGTTTTAGTTTTATGAGACTATCTAGTGTTATTATTCCAACAACTGGTTCCGAAACGTTAAAATCTGCTGTGGAATCAGTTTTCAATCAGTCCTATGACGTTCAGGCATATGTTGTTATTGATGGATATCAGAACAAAGAGAAAGTCACTGATATTTTATATGATATAGATCATACCGAAAGAAATTATGTCGTAATGACAATTCCAGAAAATGTTGGAGCAAATGGATTCTATGGACATAGAGTTTATGCTTCAATCCCACATTTAATAAATTCAAAATATGTTTTCTTTCTGGACCAAGATTGTTGGTTTGAAAAGAATCATGTTAAATCAATGATTGATCTTATTGAAAAGAAGAATATAGACTGGGCATACTGCCTTAGAAATATTGTTGATAAATCTGGAAAATATATTTGTAAAGATGATTGTGAATCTTTGGGTAAATGGAATCCGTTCGCAAATTATAAACATATTGATACCAATTGTTATGCTCTAAAGACAGAGGTAGCAATTAAGATTTGCCATGCGTTTCATGGCGGTTGGGGACAAGACAGAGTATTTTATCGGGCAATGGAACAATATTTTCCACAATATGATTGTACTGGAGAATATACTCTAAATTATAGATTAGAGGGGAATGTTGGTTCTGTAAGTCCGGAGTTTTTCAAATTTGGAAATGAACAAGTGAAACAAAAATTTAATGAATTCCCATGGAGACAAAATGCCAAAGATCACATTTAATATTGAAAATCCAGGTCAAATTTCTGATGGATATCACACATTTGATCAATTATATGCTCATAGAATTTTACTATTCATTTCATTAATGAAATGTAATAAATCAATTTCTTGGAAATCTAAACTTCATAACGATGAACCTGCATATGATGGATGGTTTATTGCTGGGATGAATTTATTTTCCGGCAATATTACATATCATATTCCAGATACCTTTTGGAATATGTTAATTGATATTCCAACATTAGACAAGGCTCCAGAATTGGATGGACATACTTCCGAAGAAGTTATTAAAAGATTGAACGATTGGGCAAAAACATTATGAGAGTTTCAATACACTCTCTTTATTGGGATAATGGAAAAAGATTACAAGAATCCAACAAAAAAGTTTCTGATCATTTTGGATTCAATGTCCAATATCATAATATGAATGGTGCACCCCATGGATTGTGGATGAATGCCGTTTTAGATCAAATTGATTCTGATGTTTTTGGATTCTTTGATAATGATTGCGTACCTACAAATTTTAATGTTGTAGAAAATGCGATTAAGTATGTCACAACCAATGATTCTTTTATTGGAATTGCTCAATGTAGTAATCACATTGCGCCATATTCTCATGTTTTTGCTGCCCCAGCATTTTTCTTCATTACGAAGAGTTGTTATGAAAGATTGGGAAAACCTCAATTTTCTGAAAATTCAAGATCTGATGTTGCCGAAGAAGTTTCTTATGTAGCAGAAGAAAAGGGCGTTAAATATAGAGCATTATATCCAACACACTATGAAAGACCTTCAACAGAAGGGGTTTGGAATCTTGGTAATTATGGAGGATTTGCCGTAGGAACTCATTTTCATGGAGGAGTTTATCATCTATATCAAGGCAGATTTGAAAATAACGTTGAATTATTTGAAAGCAGATGTAATGAAATCATTTCCGGAACATTTTCAACAGAAAATATGATCCGTTCTCTGGAGTTTTAAAATGAAAGTAGCATTTCAAACAAATACAATTTGTCATAGGGGCACTACTATTGCAGTAAAAGATTATGCCAAATATAATCAAGAAATTCTAGGTAACGAAAGTGTAATTGTTTATCCGGAAAGTTTCTATGATCCTGGAGTCAGTCAAGATTCTTTAACTCAAGCAGATGTTCTTGAAGATTTAAAAAATAATTATAATGTAATTACATACTCTTCCCTAGCAGATCTCAATAATATTTGTGAAAAGGAAAACATTGATGCTACTTATTTTATTAAGGCTGGATTCAATGATGGATTAGTCACTAAGACTTCAAAAAATCTAATTCATGCGGTATTTCAATCTTTTGATCCACATGGAGATAGATATGCCTACATCTCCGATTGGTTGGCAAAGACTGTTTCTAATGGAAAAGTGGATTATGTGCCACATATTGTTGATATGCCAGAAACAAGAGTTCACAATATTAGAGATATATTAAATATTCCAAAAGATAAAATTGTTGTTGGACGATACGGTGGACTCCATCAATTTGATATTCCTTTTGTGATGCAGACTGTATTTGATATTGTAAATAATGATTCTTCTTTTGTTTTTGTATTTGTAAACACCGCAAAATTTATAGATCATCAAAATATTATATTTTTAAATCCTATCATTGATCCCCAATTAAAATCAGATTTTATTAATTCTTGTGATGCTATGCTTCATGCTAGATCTGGAGGCGAATCTTTTGGGTTGGCAATTTGTGAGTTTCTGTTCCACAACAAACCAGTATTTGCTTGGGAAGATGGAACTGATAAAAATCATGTTGAAATTTTGAAGAATACTGGAAATTTATACAATATACATAATATTAGAGAACAACTTTTTAAATTAAAAGATAAAGAAGTTTATGATTATGATTATAAGAGTTTGGTGTCTGAATTTAAACCAAACCCAGTAATGGAAAAATTTAATACTATATTTTTGAAATGAGGGGATATTATGACTGATGAATTTATTTTTGATACGTCTTATGGAATGATGGAACTTCCAAAATCTGGGTTTAAATGTTCTGGATTTGGACTGGTTGATTTGGTTGATCGTAGAACAGATCTAATTGGTTTGGAGATTGGATGTGATGTTGGGGACACATCTTTTCATTTATTAAATACTCTAAAAAAATTGACTCTTCATAGCATTGACCCATATACTGATTATATTGATTGGAATGGTAATGATTTAGTATCAAGACATGATACTCTTGATGTAGCAACGAAACGGTTATCAACATTCGGAGAACGATTCGTTCTTCATAAGAAAACTTCTGATGATGCGGTTGAAGATTTTCATGATGATCAATTTGACTTTATCTTTATTGATGGACTTCATACTTATGAACAACTAAGTAAAGATTGTGAAAATTATTATTCCAAATTAAAGGTTGGTGGTATCTTTGCTGGGCATGATTTTACAGCAATTGCAGGAGTTAATAGAGCAGCAACAGAATTTGCCAATAAGATTGGAAAGAAAATTTCTTTAACTGACGTTGATGTGTGGTATTGGGTAAAATGAATTGTATAGTACTATCTGGGGAATTTAGATCTTTCCCAAGAACAAAAGAAAAAATCAAAAAATTTATTTCATTGAATAACCTTGATGTCTATTGTCACTTATGGTCAACTAATGATGATGAATCAAATTATATTATTGAAGAATTGAATCCAAAAAAGATTATTAGTGAAGATTATAATAATTATAAATCTATTTTTGATGAAATTGAAACTAATATAAAAAAGAACAATCCAAAAAAATCAACCATTGATAAATTGGCAAATCATGCCTCTATGAATTTTGGAAGAAAGAAGGCTTTTGAATTGATTGATGGGGAATATGATACATTAGTTTATTGTCGATATGATATTGACTTTAATCCTGTATTTACATTTCAAAATGTTGATAGAGTAACTACTCCATTTGAACAGGCATATAATATTATTTCTGATATTTTTTGTATAACTCCATTTAAATATTCAAAACATTATTTCATTTATGACGTTTTTGAGGAATTACATTCTAAAAAATTTGAACCTACTTTTGATGAGTTTCTTAGATTTGGAATGAAGTATGGGGAAGAAAATATTATGATACATAATGAAGAACGATATTGTCCCCATATGGTTTTATTGAGAAATCTAATTAATAATAATGTTCCTCATGAACACCTTAATTATCCTGTGAGTATTCTACGATGAAAATTGCGCTATGTTTTTCCGGACAACCAAGAGGACTAAAAGTAGCATATAATTATTATAAAGAAAATCTTTTAGATTTATATGATATTGATGTTTTTTGTCATTCTTGGAATAGTGATGTTAATGATGATATTTTAAAATTATATAATCCAAAATCATATAAATTTGAAGATTATATATTTGACGAATCTTATGATGGAAAATATACCAACACACCAAACCCAGAAAAATATCCCCCCAGATTTACACTCTCATCATTTTATTCAATAAGTCAATCAAGCATTTTGAAAAATGAGTATGAGACGAAAAATAATTTTGTTTATGATTGGGTTATAAGAACCAGATATGATTTTGCTCTGAATATTAAGATTCCTTTTGAGGAACTCTGTAGTAATAAAATATATGTTCCGAATTGTCATATGACTCCAGAGAAAGATTTTTGTAATGATCAATTCGCATTCTCCAATTCAGCATTCATGTCAAAATACATGAATACTTTTTCAAATATTGATGAATATTATGAAACTGGAGTTGAGTTGATTGGTGAGCGAATGCTTCAAGCAAATATCAAAGCATATGAATTGGTTGGAAAAAATCTTCAATATATAGATGTAAACCATCCTTTTCCACCAGGTCTTCATAACGGAACATGGCATTCTTTAGTTAGGGAAGACTATGAATCTTGGGTAAAATGAATGAATTACGATTTGGTTGTGTTAATAACTTTTTATGAAAATAAGGAATGTCTGCTTGATCTTATTTTAAATATAAAAAAATTCAATAAAGAAAATGTTGCTATAATAATATCTAATGGATCAACCGAAAACTTAGATGATATAAAGACTCAAAATTCTGTTTTTATTGTTGATAGAAAACAACAAATGGTTGAAAAGTTTGGAACAATGATTCCATTACACTTAGAACTCTTTGATTTCATAAAAGAATCTGAAATAACAGCAACCCATATTTTACTTTTGGCATCAAATCAATTATTTGTAAGGCATGGATTTTATGAATTCATGAAGAAATTTGATTTTGGATATTATGAAAGGAGAATTCCAAACCAAGATTATCTTAGTTTTTGGGAGGGAAGTCCAATGTTTCAGAAATTTAAAGAAGAGATAGGTGCTGAATTTTTTACTCTCCAATCAAATCATGATGGAATGTTCTTTAGGTTTGATATATTTAAAGATATGATGGAATATTTTGAATCATATAGAAATACTTGTAGTCTACATCACCATGAAGAGTTTATGTATATTTCTTATTTGAATAAATTTCACGATAAATCAAAATCTGTTGAATTTAATACTTATAATTGTTTCAATATGGTTGAATTGGATGAGGAGAGAGTAAGAAATGCTATAAATTCAAACCAGTTCATAGTAAAAAGAATCCCTAGAGATATTAATAATCCAACTAGAATATATATAAAAAATTTGAGTTGATGGAAACCATAATAAGGAAGTTATCTGGATTTTCTGGTAGTGAAGTTTTTCTTATTAAAGATAATGATTCAATCTTTGTTAGAAAAATTGAAAATGTTGATAGGAACTATGAAAGATTGTCTCATTTAAAAACTCTAGGATTTAATGTTCCAGACATTTATAAAAAAGAGTCTAACGTTTTGGATATACAATATATTCCGAGTTTAGACATTAAATCATATCTAAAGTTTAATTCTACTTCAAATCTGGTTGAATTTATTTTAAACACTCTAGAAAAACTTTCAAATAATAGAGAACCCAAAGATTATTCAACTATATATGAAAATAAATTAAATGATATAGATTTTTCTCTACTTCCATTTAATAAAGAACAAATATTTGACAAACTACCAAAAATATTGTATAATTCGGAATATTTTGGAGATTTGACCTTAGAAAATATATTGTATGGAAATGATAATCAATTCTATCTTATAGATGGGGCTACTATAGAATATGATTCATATATATTTGATATAGCAAAATTAAGACAAGATTTAAAATGTAAATGGTTTTTGCGATTAGACTCTTTATCTTTAGATATTAAATTAAATGCTATTGAAAAACAAATTCTAGATATGTACCCAGAAGCAAATGATGATTATATTTTAATATTGATGCTTTTGAGAGTATACAAACACGCAAAAGAAAATTCTTTTGAGCAACAATTCTTATTGAAAGAGATTAATAAATTATGGAAATTATAGTACCCGCTGCTGGATTATCTTCAAGATTTGCCAATATGCGTCCAAAGTATACTCTGGCAACATATGAAAAGAGTATTATGTTGGAGTCAGCAATTAACCCATACCTACATAAACATAATATTACCATTGGAGTTCTTAAAGAACATCAAGATCAATACGATGTTATAAAACATATTAGATCTTATCTTGGAGATCTTGTTAATATTGTCGTTATTGACTCCTTAACAAAAGGACCAGCAGAAACTGTATATAGAATTATAAAGCAAGCAAATATTGATCCAACTTCACCAATTCTAATTAAAGATTGTGATAGTTTTTTTGATCATGATATTTCAGAAGATAATTATATTTGTGTTTCTAAGATTTCTGATCATGATGTATTAAAGAAACTTCATTCAAAGAGTTTTACAATTTCTAATGATCAGGGAATTGTTAAGAGTGTTGTTGAAAAGAATGTTGTTTCCGATACTTTTTGTGTTGGGGGATATGCTTTTAGATCCGCGAAACTATTTTGTGATGCGTTTGAGAATATTTCTGTAGATTCAGAATTCTTCGTTTCTCATGTGATCCAACATTGTATTCAAAATGGAGAAATTTTCTTAGAAAAGAAAGTTGAAAATTATACTGATGTTGGTACTGCCGAAGATTGGTTTGAGTATAATGATAAACCAGTATTCTTTTGTGATATTGATGGAACTATCGTTAAAGCGCAAGGGCATAAGGATCATGGACAACCTCCAGTAGTTCTAGAAAAAAATGTTGAAGTTCTTTTGGATTGGTATCATAAAGGCGCACAATTTATATTTACTACTGCTAGAATGGAATTCGCTAAAGAAGATACTGAAAGAATGATTAGATCATTAGGATTTGATAATTTTCAAGTTATCTATGGATTACAAAATTCAAGAAGAATTTTGATTAATGATTATAACCATGCCAATCCATATCCAAGAGCAGAGGCAATTAATATTTTTAGAGACTCCGATACTTTGGGAGACTTTCTATGATATTTCCAAATAAAAATGTTTTTTTGGTGACATCATGTATAAAACCAACAATTGGAGTTTTTTCTGCCAATCAACGTTTAGAACAAACAATAGAAACTTTTAATAGTATTTTAAAAAAAGTTCCAGATGCTACTATTATATTATGTGACTGTTCCGTAATCCCTCTGGAAAAAAATGAATTGGAAAAATTTCAAAATAAAATTTCTGGTTTTTTGGACTTGAGTTTTGATGAAAATTTAAACAATCTCTGTAAATCTGGGATGAAAAGTCATGCCGAAACATTATTGCTTCTCAATGTTTTACAACAATTAAAACAAAATCCCAACTTAATGAAGTTGATTCATTCAACAAAAAGATTATTTAAGATTAGTGGAAGATATAAATTACAAGATTCTTTTGATATTAGTGCATATGATAATTTATATGGCAAGTATGTTTTTAGAAAAAGAATTCCTTCTTGGTTGAGTGAAAATGATCAGAAATTGACTGGTGCTACAGATTTATTGGTTACTAGATTATTCTCATTTTGTCCATCTTTGATTGATGAATATATCAATGTTTTGATTAATAATTTTAAATCTCTGGATATGGGATTGGATACGGAACACTCTCATTTCCTTAATATTGATAAAAAACATCTGGTTGAATTTGAAAAAGTTCATTGTGAAGGATTGATCGCCGCTAATGGTGAGTTGTTGGAAGATTGAACTTATATAAATACTCTAAACAATATTTAATATTAGGGTATTTTGTGTTATCTTTTAAAAATTTTCTTCAAGAACAAAAACTTAGACAAGGACTTGAGCATTTAAGTAAATTATCTCACGAAAGACTGGGAGATTTACTTAAAGGCGATTCTTTACAAGGAACAACCACCCCAAAAACAGATGGAGCTGCTGGAGAGGTTGGGTATGATGAACATGGATTCTATACCCGTTCTGCTCGTTCAGATAAAGTAAGAAATTCTGGAGAATATTCTGCATATACAAGAAACAAAAGGGGCGAAGATGCCGACACTTCCGTTTCTTCTCAATATGATGCGATGCATCACAAATTACAAAATAATCCAAAATTAGTTTCTTATCTAAAATCCAGACATGAAGAAGGGAAACCTTCTACAGTTAAGGGTGAATTCTTTCTTAAAGGTTTAGGAGAGAAGACCGATAAAGGAATCAAATTTGTAGGAACATCATATAATCCCAAAGCAATGGGTAACACTGGAATGTTTATTATGCACCATAAACTTCCAGAAAATTCTACACATAATCCAAATCATATTGCTTCTCTTGGGGATTCTCATGTAACATTTGATCATGATAAGTCCGAAGGTAATAAATTCAATATTGATACTTCTATTGAAAGAAAATTACATGGCGAAATTAATCCAGAATTGTTAAAATCAAGAAAATTGGCAGATAAAGAAGCAAAAGAGGTAGAACACGCAAAATTGAATGTTATTAGAAATTCTTTAGAGAATAAATTAAAAACACATTCAAAATCAATAGGTTCAAGACCTTGGGAAGTCTCTGGAGAATCTGAAGGTCATGTATTTCATCCAAAAGGAAATTTCCCATTTAAAGTCCAATCCGATTCATTTAAAAGTTTTAAAGCAGATCAGAAAAAATAAAGGAATAATTATGCTAAGTTTTAAGAAATTCTTAATGGAAGGAGGAAATCTCCCATTCACAGATCCAAATAAACCGGAACAAGGAAACAGAGTTTCCGATTCTATCCAGTCCAGTAGAAGGGATGTTGAAGGGAATCATTTTAAAGAGATGTTCCATTCCATTGATAAAGGATTTCACCAACAACATGGACATAATTTGTTTGGAAATGCTTTAAAAAAGAATACATTTGCTTCTGGGTCTGCCGAAGTTTATAATGATCCAAAAGTTTCTACAGAAAGGTTTACGAAAGCAAAGTCAACTATGGGAGATTATGATGTCCAGATTCCAGAAGAACATAAAGAAAAACTAAAAAATTATCTACAACCTGGACAAAAACATGGAAAATTTACTGTTGTCCATGTTAATGGTACTGGAAGTCAGGTTCATGCTATTGTTAAACATCAAGATACTGGACTACATCACCAAGTTGATTTTGAGCCAGTAGAATATGATAAGAAAACTCAAGAACCAACCCAATTTGAAAAATTTGCTCATAATAGTCATATTAATGATCTAGAACAGGGATTGAAAGGTGTTCATCACAAATATTTACTCCAATCAGCATTGGCAGCACAGTCTAAACCAGGGATCATTTCCAAGATGGTTGGTAGAGGAAAAGCAAGATCAGAAGTTCAAGAAGAGGGTACATATTCCCCACATAGTTTTTCTGTTGATAAAGGATTGAGAGAAAAGTGGAAAAAAGTTGGTGAAAAAGGCGATAAACCAGTTGTTCAAGAGCAACCTTCTAAGGGAGCCGAATATACAAAACACCTTCCAACAATTTATAAAACAATGTTTAAAAGAAATCCATCTGAACAAGATGTTCATGATATCCATTCTTTTGGGGGAGTTGTTAGTCATATTAAACAGCATATACCACAAGAACACCATCAAAAGATTTTTGATTCTTTTGCTAATAAATTGTGGCATCCTTCTGCCCAAGAAACTAGCATTGATCCAAAGCAAGATAAAAAAATAAAAGAAACTGCCTATAATGAAATGGCGAAGCATTTTCCTGGGGAAGCGACTGCTAGAAAAGAAAAAACAGAGCAACAAAAGAAAGAATATTATGATCCAGAAGGAAAGAAGTTCAAGCGAGGAGCAAAACTTATTCCATCTTCAGATACTGAAAACAATCCAATAAAAGAAGATCATGGCGATTCTCACCATGTAGTTTTTGCTGCTGGTAGATTTACCGGACCTACAGAAGAACATCATAAATTATTATCCAGAGTTTTTGGGACTAAAGCAGATTCTCATAGAGTTTATGTTATGGGTCCAGAATCCAAAGAAAAGACTACATCAAAAGATCCATTAACAGTTGATGAAAAAATCACACAACTAAAAAAATTATATCCAGAACATTCCGATTCTTTTATTGCTGGAACGGAAAGACATACAAAGAATCCGCAAAAAGCATTAATCCACACTTGGCATAATATAAATAAACCTGGAAGAAAAGTTAATATCACAGTTGTTGCTGGTTCTGGTGATGAAGGAATTCAAAAGAAATCGGCAGCAGGTGGATCATTAGAACAATATAAGGGATTAATAGATAAGTATAATAAAACCAGATTTCCAGAATCTGTTGATGAGAATGGAAATAAACGTGGTGGTGATTTAAGAATGGATTATGAATCAGCAAAATTTGTTGAAAATCCAAGAGGTAAAACTTCCGGTTCGGTGATGAGGAGGACTGCCACAGAATTGGATCATACTAATCCAGAACACGTTGAAAAATTCAAAAAATTACTACATCCAGATTTTTCTCATAAAGATGCTTCCAACCTAATGAAAAAAATCAAGGATAGAACAGCTGGCATTAAAGAATCAATGCTATTAAGAATAAGGAATATTTTAAACTAATGAATAATAAGGCAATTTTTTTAGTTGGTGGTCCAGGATCTGGGAAAGATATCATGTTAAAAGATATCGTTAATAATTATGGTATAAAAGAATTTACTATTGAACAGGTAGAATCTGTATTTAATAATCCAATTTCAGAAAATGATAAGAAATATTCCATCATGAAAAAAGAAGGAATTATAATTTCCACAAATGCCTATAGATTCAATAATATTGAAAAGGTTAAAGGATTATTGGAAAATTTTGGATATTCTACTGCTATGATTTTTGTTGATGTTTCCGACACCGTTAGTAAAAATAGATTGTCAAAGAGAAGTTTTTCTGAAGATTCTAGAAAAGAAAAATTAACAATTTCAAAACATAATATTCCTTTCTTTGATCAATTGTTTGAGCATTTTATTTTATATGACAACAGTTCCATTTTGGAAGATGGGGAACAATTAAATTCAATAAAAGAATTTTGTAATATATTTCTAAATGGTGATTTTTTAAAAATATTTGAAAAGCATGATAAAAAAGTAACTAAGAAATTTTCAATTAAGAAGAAACTTTTAGGTGTTACGCCTGGAGTTTTGAATAAAATACCAACAGATAGCATTTCCCAAGGATTTGATACTAGAGGATCTGGTATTGGATATTCATCAACATCCACAGTTGGTCCTATGTATTCGGAAACATATGCTGCGGATATTGATGTTAGTCTTCCAATGTTTACTTCTCCAGAGAGAGGAAATGAAAGAACTGAATATCCAACAGAGCCAGTAAAAGTAGATAATAAAAAAGTAAAAATAATTAAAAAATTGGCAAAGCAGAAATATTCAAAGGAAATTCAATGAGATCATTAAAAGAAAAGATCCTCTCCTCATATTTTAAAGATGAATATCTTTTTGAGGCAAGATTAACTCCATTGAGAAGATTTATCACATCTATTGGATTGGATTATACTCATTTAACAAGAAAGCAATTATATAAATGGGCAAGATCAAAGCGTTATCAAATGTTTAAAAAGTTACTAAAGATCAAAAGAATTGCCGATGAAGCAAATGTTGATGAATTATTGATTTATAATAATATTGAATTATTTCTAAAAGAATTTTATCTAGACGATTCCACAGACAACTTAATTACAGAAGAAGAAGTTGTTAGTTTTATATCTCTTATGGAAAAAATTAAACAAATTGATTTTATGGCAAAGAAGGCACATCAATTTGGAAAAAGAGGATCGTATAAATCTAAAGCAGAAAGACAAGAAGTCATGAGAAACAGAACTCTCCAAACCATCAATACTGGTGGAATGGTTACTTCCGGAGAAAGTAACATCCTATATGGTGTAACGGCAAAGAAAAGAAGAGCGAGAGCATTGGGAACTGGAAAAATGATGTTTCTAAAGAGAGTTCCTGGTTCAACTGGAATGAAATATCACAGAAAAACATACAAAGTATACTAAGGAACTAAAATGGATAAAAAGACGGAAAAAGTTATGAACACTGTCAGAAAAAATAGGACTATGACAGGACAACCAAGAAATCCTATTGAAACTTCTGAGTTGGAAACTAAAAATGTAGCTAGTAATGAAAAACCAAAAAGCGATCATTTACAAATTCCATATCAAAAATTATAAATTAAAAATATTATAAATACAGTAATAAATATTCATTAACTTCAATAGGAATACTATCATGTCATGGGGAATTAACGATTACGCTAATAATATACCAAAATATTTAACAACAAACTTTCCAGGAAATACAAATGTTTTTCTAGTGGATGCTGCTAGATTAGCAAACGCAACTTTCTCAAATGGGAAGGTTGTTACACATCAAGGTTGGGTAAAGATCTTCCAAGGAATTGGATATGTGTCTGCTCTTTCGGTTTCTGCCAATACCGATCCAAAATATACATACGCAAATACATTCTTAACTTTCACTGGTGCTAATACAACTGGTGCAAATGCTAGACTTGTTGTTCTAAATGGTAACAACGTTTCTGTTGTACTAAATGCTGGTGGAACAGGATATTCATCTGCTCCAACAATTTCAGCGAATGTTGCTGGTTCAAATAACAACATTTTATCATTCACAATTACTCCAGGTGGAAGAATGGGTAGAGTTCAAGCAGAAACTCTAGTTTGTTTGTCTTCTCCAAATGTAACGGATGCCAACTCTGGATTACCATACTTTACTGGATTGTAATAATGAAAACGTTTAAACAATTTGTTTCTGAGGTTTATAATGTTCCCGTTGTTTCAATTGACAAAACACAAGTTGATTTAAACGATCCAGAAACAGTAAACGAAATCAACAAAAACTTGGCAATTGCTCTATCCAAAGACTTTTCTAATATTGGGGAAGGATTGAATGGCGCAAAGAAAATTTTAACTATGTATGGTATTGAACTTCCAAAAATTGATTTTAAAGATCAAAAGAAAGGATCTATTGTTGTTTCTATCGGACAGTATAAAACTTCTGGCGAAAGTCATTCTAACATTACTGGTCCTTTCCAAGAAAAAAATGAAAATCATAACTTTAAATTTACTTATGAATTAAAAGATGGTGTATATGATATTCATTCTGAGGTAGTAGAAAAGTAAATTTTTAAGTATTTTTAATGATTGATAATTTGACCAATGAGAATTTTTTGATATATGCGGCGAAGCACTATGTTTCGCCGCATTATTTGGAGCAAGAATTTTTTCAAGACTTGAAGCGAATTAAATATATAAAACGTTTGATTCAAAAGTATAGACTTTCTGGCGATCTAAAAGAACGGTTGATATTAAATCATATTATACTAATATATAATGTATTTGATCCATATGCGTGTACAAAAATGTTATTTTTAAAAATGAAAGAATCTGATCATTCATGTTTAAAGACATTTTTGATATATTTGAATTATATGCCAAATAAAATTGAAGATATTGATGGACGTATAATATATTCATCAGACATCCCAATAGATTTTAATATCGCAAACGAACTAAGAAAACTATGAATAAAATCAAAAAAATCAGAAAATTAATTAAAGAACTAAAATCAATCAAAGAAGATGGTGCTGGTGGTCTTGGCGGAGGTCCAACAAATGCGGTTGGGACTGGCGCTATTGCTGGTGCTGGTGTTGGTCCACAGGGAGAACCTGGCGTTCATCCAGAAAACCAACCTGGAAATAAAAGGAGAAAAAAAGATTTTCCAAAAGAAAACCCAAAGTCTCCAGTAATGAGTGGCATATATAAAAGAACTCCCCCAAAAATGTAAGAGGATTAATATGGGAATCACATTTAAAGAAATTACAACCCAAATTGAAGAAGATATTCAAGACCCAGGTTCTGCTAAGGCAAAGGGTGCTGAATTATTTGCTCGTTGTAGATCGGCATCTACTGCTGCCCATTTCGCACACTTAATGACTTCAAGTTATGCTGCACATATGGCATTGAATGCGTTTTATGATGGTATCATTCCATTAGTAGATGCTTTCGCTGAAAGTTATATTGGTAGATATGGAAAATTTGAATCTTTTCCAAATGCTAAAGAATCATCTACAGATGGATTACAAATTGTTGGTAATCTAACAAAGTGGATTGATTCTAACAGAGAAATCATTTCCGATTTATCTGAAATTCAAAATGACATTGATTCTATAGTTTCTCTTTGTAATTCTACCGCATATAAATTACGCGAATTGAAGTAAATGGACCCAAAAGAAAGTTTTAAAGAAAACTTAAAGAAGCAAAGAGAGGGGTTAGGAGTTTCTTCTAACCCCTTGTCTTTATTTGAGAAATTTATTAATATCAAATTGTTATAATATAAAATGAGAGCAGAAAAATTTATATGAATACATTATTAAAAATATTTTCAATTTTCGCAAAGAAAAATTCTGAATCTGAACAAATTTTACAAGATGCTATAGATGAGACATATTCTGATTTGAAATATGAAATGCCTATGGATAAAAAACCATCAGAAAAAATTATTGTTGATGTTCCACAAAATCCTTATACTTTTGAGTTTACTTATGAAAAGTTTTCTAGAATTATAATTAATCCAGAATCAGAAGAATGGTTTGACGCATTATATTTTATATTACCAGAATATAAAATCAATACCCCAGAAAGAGTTGCTGGATTCCTAGCACAAACTGGACACGAAAGTTCGGATTTTACTGATGTTGAGGAGAACCTAAAGTATTCTGCCCAAGGATTGAGGAAAACTTTCCCAAGAAGATTTGCTTCTGTAGTTGCAGCAAAACCATTCGCTAAGAATCCGCAATTAACCGCCAATAAGATATATGGCGGTAGGATGGGCAATGGACCAGAAGAAGGATGGAAATTTAGGGGTAGAGGTCCAATTCAAATTACAGGAAAATCTAATTATATTCAATGTTCAAAATTTCTATTTAAAGATTTGAGATTAGTTAGTGATCCAGATTTAATTTTAACTAGTAAAGAAATTTGTATTAAATCCGCCTGTTGGTATTGGAATTTTAAAAATATCAATAAAACTTGCGATAAAAATGATATAGTAAAAATGACAAAATTAATTAATGGCGGGACTATTGGATTGACAGATCGTAAAGTTCGTTTTACAAAAGCACTGTTTATTCTCAAATCTTGAGTTTCAAATGATTATAAATAGTATTGAAATCAATATAAATTTTGGGGGACGCAAATCCCTTTATTGAAAACCTCAAAAACATTTAATAAAGGAATAAGATAGTGTCACAAAATAATCAACAAGATCCTTGGTCAAAGATCTTTATATTAGAAAGAGATCTTCTAGAAAACCAAAAATATCTAAATAAGTTAGATGAGAAATATTCAGAGTTATTAAATAAATTAGACGCTCTAAAAGACGATATTCGCAGTCAAAAGAATGTTGCCGACTTTGAAGAAAGAATTTGTGATTTGGAAGAAATGGTAGATTCTTTGAGGCAAGAAATGCCTGAGATGCGGTTAATACGGAAATTATTCTTTGCTTTGGTTGGATTCGTCCTAATGTCATTCTTGGGTTTGATTTGGAACAACGTAGTTTTAAATTCATCTAGAAACGAATCAATGACAAATGCCGAAAGTTCAAAAGCACTCGTGCATAAAGTTATTGAGGAATATAATAAAAGGTAAATCCAAATGGTAAAAGAAGAAACCAAAATGTCCTGTTTAGATTTCAAATCAAAATTAAAAGTTTTTAGTCTGGGAATTGTTCTTGGGTGTATTGGCGGTCTTTTCTGGCAAGAATATTTTACCCCAATAAACCTTTCATCAAATATGGATAATCATGAAGAACTTGCTATTCTTCATACCGAAAGTAATGAAAAGTTATTAAAATATATAGAAGGAAAGTGGAGATCATCAATCGGAGATTTAATAATCAATATTGATGATGCTGATTTAGATGGAAGTTTCTTAGTTATTGAGAGTGTAGCAGGAAATTTAAAAAGACAAGAAATTTATAAAATTGCAGCAATTGATAAAATCAATGGTCTATTAGGAATCATAAAACTCAAGGTTTGTGATCCAAAGCAAGGGTGTGAAGAAAATCAACAAATCCCAATTCAAATCAATAAAATCTTCGGAACAACAAAAACAATAACAATGACATTTGATACTAGATTCGCATATTGTATGCCTATTGAGAACTTATGTACAAGAGCATTCAAAGAAATAGATTAATTATTTAGAAACAAACTATCAACCGACCACATAGATAGTATATAATAAAAATCCAAAAAGTCAAGCTATTTTTTAGTTTGACTTTTTTATTATGTTAAGGTATTATTACACTCTAGATATTAATTTTGTAAGAAAATAAAAATGTCATTTTATATTGATACGAAATATTTAAAGATTATTTCTCCCCGTTTGGAAGGATTTATTCAGAAATCTTCTGATTTGTGGAATTGTAGATGTCCTTTCTGTGGGGATTCTCAGAAGAAGAAGACTAAAAAGAGGGGGTTTCTCTATAAAAAAGGAAATGATCTTTTCTATAAGTGTTTCAATGATGATGGTTGTAGTACAACTTTTTATAATTTTATTCAAAGATTAGATTCCACTCTTGCCAAAGAATATGCGTTTGAACGTTTTTTTAATGGGGAAACTAAACAACACAATTATAAAAAACCAGAGTTCACATTTAAGAAACCTGTTTTTAAGAAAAAGACTGAACTAAATATTCCTACCATTGCTTCATTGGT